TATTTTGTTATTTGACACTATCCCCGTAGTTGAGCCACTACGGGGATTTTCATTTAAAGAAAAAGCCGAGGCAGATATTCACCACATGAACAAGTTATAACTAACACCTACACCTGCATACCAGCCACATGGATAACCATAACCGACTTGCAAGCCCAATCCCAAACGTTTCCGCTTTGCAGGAACCGGTATCTTTATCTCTCTTAATCGGCTATACACATTGATGCTATCCAGTCTGACATTATAACCTGATACCCAGAGATGGTATAAACTATCTTTATACACTTTAGACGTAATCGGTATTTCTACCTGAACAGAATCAACCGAAGCGGCACATGTATCACCTTTAGGATCACATGTATCTTTCTTTATAGGTAATTTTACCGTTTCATACCTTATCACTACGCTCTCTCTTGGTACAGGATAGTAAAAAGGAATAGTCTCCACATACTCAGTAGTATCGGGCCTCATATCCACAGACAAAGGTTCGTGCGGACGGAACCAGGTCGCCACACAAGCCACAGCCAGCAATATGACTAATATCCAAGGCAGCTTTTTCATAGTTTCATCCTTTAAAGTAAACCACTTTACCTTTCTTCCCGTCATTCCTCATATCCAGATGCACCCAAGTGACATCCTGTTCCAGTCGGATAGGATAAGGCAAAAGAACCTGATTAACTTTTATCCAGTTCCTGACATCCAACGCAGTCATACCCTTCACATCAAAATCAACTGCTGTACCTTGACTATGGGCTGACATATAGACCTTTTCAAGTCTCGTCTTCTCGGCCACGAGACTACATACATTACAGCGAAGTCCCCGCTGGGTGAGATTACCACCAATCTGCCAATTATTGACATGAATAGGCTTACCTAATTTCTCCCGGATAGCAAGTAATGTCTCCAGCAATCGATCATCGAAGAACTGCCAAGCATTATCACTAAACTTATTATACACGTGTTTGCATACAAGTTCCTGAATATCGAAATAGTCTTTAATCATTTTGTTTCCTCCTTATTGATTATATTAGTCACATCTTCTTTATCAACGCTGAATACCTTTTTGCAGAATAGACCTATAGCAGCTGCCAAGTTGAAGTTATATCCTTTTGGTTTTAGTATGTTACTAATGATTGAGCATCCTTCAATAAAACAGACAAACAGACAGGCATAGGTGTCAATGTGCATTGATCCACCGGCAGCCTTATTCACCATTACCACCATCACAACAAAAGAAAAATAAGTAACCATCTTTCCCATAGTTGCCCGACACGCTCGACTAAATCGCACATGATCACCCATTAATTTACTTTTTCTCACTCCTGTTACCAAGTCACAGGCTATCACACACGCCATAGTAATCAGCCAGGGAATCATCATTTGCAAACTGTCAATAACAAAGCTACCGGCTATAGATGCAAATGCTCCAGATGTAATTTGATGAATTGCTTTCTCTTCCATTTTATCTAATTTAAAGTTCATTAGATTTTTCCCGCCCGGTCAGCAAGGATCGGGCGGGAATTTTCATCTTATACAAACATTGCCTCTACTTTGGCTTTAATTTCATCCATCGTTCCAGCCATCTGAACATTTACACTCAGATAACCAGAGCTAATATTGGCACTACCTATCACCTCGTTATTCTCACAAATGTTATAACTAACGTTTGTCACCTCTTCACTTACTGACTCACCGTTATAATTACGGTTTACACTCTCACTAACTTTTTCTAATTTCATAATCTTTTATTTTTTAGGATTAATAATGTTTTCCAGCAGCGGGCAAACGGCTTCCTGAACAAATGCCAGAAATCCCTCACGCACATACTTTACAATAATACCAGCGTTTGCGGCATCCACATCAACCTCACCGTTCTTGTAGATTTCCCTCGCAAGTTCCAGTTCGCCAATATCGGCAGTCTTACCATAAATGGTATTACCTAGCTCTTTGCTGACATCAAGGGTACTATTATTCCCCTCAATGTCCTTCACTTGAATGTTCCTAAAATCAATTTTCATTCTATAATTTTTAATTTAAAATTTATTTCGTCCGATAATTGCTATATTGAAAGCTGCATCAATTTCGCCATTATTGGTGTCTAAAATTCGAACATTAAAATAATTAACATAATTATCTACAACCATCCCGAAAGCCCATCTTTCACCGCTGGTTGCCCAAGGCGTACAGGTTATTAGGGCATAATATTGCGTATGGTTAAGATTATGATTTATACGATATCTCCCTACCCCTGTTCTTGTACTGGAAACCGTACAGCCATTTCCCCAATAATTTTCCACACCACCACCTGCGCTTATTCGTCCTGCCCACAATACACCCGGAGCATTCCAAACTTCACCGGGACGCTGCCCGAAGGTGTGACTACCATAACTTTCAACAGCTGTTCCTCCTGTCTGAGCTATCATACTCAAGCATGTACCTGATACATTTTGAGTATATATACCGATACCTGTGACGCCATCAGCCCGAATACCTAACAATTCAGTAGCACTATCGTTAATTCTTAAAAAACGTGTTCCACTCGGTTCTACAAGTATTTTAGCAGACGCAGCACTTTTTATAGAAAGAGAATTATCTTCTACATTCCAACCACCAATTGTTGCGCCATTAGTGACATTCAGCTTTCCTGTTGTTATCTCAGTAGCTGCAATTTTGGTAGCTAATAAAGTAGAAGTTACGATATCGTCAGCTTTAATAAGACTTGTGCGGATAAATCCACCGTCGATAATAGTTTGTTTTGCAGTGGCTTTATTTACCATGTCGGTATAACTTGTATATCCAAGTTTGACCGCTACATCATTACGAGCATTAGTTAGTGCGTTATTGGCTTTAGTTGTTGCGTCTGTAGCAGCGGCTGAGATAGCTGCACTTTTTGCATTGTTTGCCTTTGTTGTTGCATCCGTTGCGGCAGTAGAAACGGCGGCAGTCTTTGCATTGTTAGCCTTCGTTGTAGCATCGGTAGCCGCCGTACTAATAGCCTCGCTTTTTGCTGTAGCTACTTGCGCCGGGGTCGCCTTACCGTTAATAGTGCTTTGCGCAGCACTGTCCAAAGAAGAAAAGGTAACTTTCCCAGCTAATGATAATTCCTTTCCAAAAATAGAAATGCCTCCGGCTGTTATTGTCATGCCGGATTTAATTTCCTCGCGTGATGGCGTATCGTCAACGTCTGTAACATCAAATACCGTAGCATAAGCCACATACCAAGTAACAGGCGCGGCAGCGGTCGGTGCGGCACCGCCAGTTAACGCAAAGTAATTTAAAGTACTAAATGTGCCGGAAGCACCACAAGTGACTTTACAAGCATATTCTTGCCATTTGCCAGCACCAGCCGTTGAGGTCAGCCATTTTGTCGCTCCACCTGTTCCGTAACTATTGTGGTAAACATTCAAATTACGTCCGGTCGGAATATTAGCGATAATACGCACAACAAACACAGCATTAGCGCGGGATTTATTACCGAAAAGAAAACCACCTATACGCTTATCTGTTGCGGTGTAGAATTGCGTGGCAACGAATTTCATTGCCTTTGCATCCGGGTTAGGACACCCGGTAACTGCAACATAACTACGGGTTACCCCAGTACCTAGATAAACGGTTGTACCGTTGTAGCTTCCACCCTTAAAGATCGGGTCACGATATAACATCTTACCTTTAGACATTGCAGTAGCCAATTCAGCCGCATTAGTAGCCTGCGTTGTCTTTGTCGTAACCTCAGTTACCTTTAAAGTAATCTGATCGGCTTTGGCATTTATTTCACTCTGTTTGGTCGTAACAGAGGTTAACGAGGTAGCAGCCGAAGTTGCTGAGCTAGCGGCAGCGGTAGCACTGTTTGCGGCAGCGGTCGCCTTTGTTCCGGCAGTCGTCGCAGAGTTTGCGGCGGCAGTAGCCTTTGTTCCGGCGTTTGTCTCGCTTGTTTTAGCATTGGCTGCGGATGTAGCCGCTTGTGTTGCTTTCGTTGTAACCTCCGTTACTTTAGTGGTAATACTACTAGCCGTCTGATTTATGCTACTTTCTTTCTGGGTGATCGTAGTCAGCTTAGCGGCGGCGGTATCAGCTGAACTTTTGGCGTTTGTAGCCGAAGTTGCAGCAGCGGTTGCGCTATTAGCAGCGGCGGTTGCTTTTGTCCCGGCATTCGTTTCACTTGTTTTCGCATTGGTGGCAGACGTAGCGGCAGCGGTTGCTTTCGTCGTGGCGGTAGTTGCCGCAGTTGTTGCCTCTGTGACCTTCTTGTTTACTTCCGTCACTTTCGTTGCAATTTGCCCAGCTGTCTGAGTTATACTACTTTCCTTTGTCGTCACCTCTTCCAGTATAGTTTCAGCACTTTCAGCGGCTTTTTGAGCATTCGTTGCAGAAGTAGCCGCGGCAGTGGCAGAGCCAGCAGCAGCGGTAGCCTTTTGCCCCGCGGTCGTTGCGCTACCGGATGCGGCGGTAGCGGATGAAGCAGCAGCGTTGGCTTTCGTCGTTGCGGTTGATGCTGAACCGGATGCAGATGTAGCGGAAGAAGCTGCGGCAGTAGCTTTCGTTGTTGCAGTACTGGCAGAGGTAGACGCAGATGTTTCGCTCTTCTTTGCATTGGTTGCCGCGGTAGTAGCTTCTGTTACCTTTGTACTAATAACACCTTCACGGATTTCAAACTGTGTTTCTACATTGGTAATGCGGGTGTTAATAGCATCCTTATTGGGTACAGGTGCAGTAACAACCGTAAGTATATCCACAGTCTGACTACTTACAGTATATGCAGCGGTTTGCAGCGATATACTAACACCTGTTGCGCCTTCCACCGTTACACGATATTTAGAGCCACCGCGTACATAGACATACTCGCGACTGGTGTTCGTCATTTGCCCGATATTACCAACAGGAACAACATTAGCATGATTATACGTGTAATCTAAAACTGTTCTTTTAACCCCAATAGTACCCCAGCCGCTTGCATTTGTAGTCCATTTGCATATAACAGAAAAACCATTTGTGTGCGTACTCCAAGCGGGCTTGCCATAGCTCGTATTTAAAGTTCTGTCAACTGTTATAGTGTACATTGGGATACTTGTAGCAAGCACCATCGTAACCGGATAATATTTACTAGCATCCAACGCCGTAGCGTCTACCCAAACCTCAGTACGCTTCGCAGCATTAGCGGCAATCGTTTCAGTCTGAGACTTAACAGTTAATTTAATGGCATCAGGTGTTATCTTAGCCTCTGCTGCGGAAACCCTTGTTCCTAACGCTGTTACATCAGTTTTAGCCGCCTTTAATGCTATCTGGTCGGTGTGTTGCTTTATCGTTGTTTCGGCAGAGCCTACACGAGTGCCAAGTGCATTAAAGTCAGTCTTAGCCACCTTTAGCGCGATACTGTTGTTTAGTTGGGTTATACTACTGGAATGCTCTGTCTTCGTAGTATATTTACCCGCCGCGTCTGTAATAGCCGCTTGTTTTGCATTATTGGCTTTGGTCGTTGCATCGGTTGCAACATCTTCCGGTGCAGGTGTCCAGTCAGTAGCTTTATTTCCCTTTTCCAACTTCATGTTATCAAACCATACAGTTGTGATCTTATCAAACCAAAAGAGAAATACACTATAAGTATCACTATTATAAACGCCCTTTAGCTTTAAAGAATAACGCTTCTTGGTCGTACCGATCAATGCAGTACCGCCACTCTGAACAGTACCATAACCAAAACGGGCACTAATTGTAGTTTCTGCCAGTGCATAAGCATCGAAGCTAAAAACATAATCTTCACTTTCATTATGAAATAGTTGTTTTACGATTGTATAAAGGCTAGAACTTCCTACAGCTTTCCCTACTACTTTCAACATCCCATTATCTAACGACAACGTATAGGTATTAGCATTTCCCGAATAATAATACGTACTGTTCAGTGTTTTAAAGTCACTTCCCGTAAGCAAATTACGCCCACCAACCTGTACAGCGTTTGCTGCATTGCCCGCTATAGTTTCAGTCTGGCTTTTAACCGTCAACTTAATAGCGTCCGGCGTTATCTTAGCTTCGGCGGCTGACATGCGTGTGCCCAATGCGGTTACATCCGTTTTAGCTGCTTTCAGTGCTATCTGATCAGTATGCTGTTTAATAGTCGTTTCAGCCGAAGAAACGCGCGTACCCAATGCGTTAAAATCAGTCTTAGCAACTTTCAGTTCAATGCTATTGCTTAACTGCGTGATACTACTTGTATGCTCTGTTTTGGTAGTGTATTTCGCGGCGGCATCAGAGATATAATCTATCTCCGCGTCGGTTACATCGAATATCGTAGCATAACAGATATGCCATTCCAAAGGTGCGGCGGAAGTCGGTGTACTACCTCCTGAAAGATAAAAGTAACCTGTATTGGAGAATGTACCGGATGCGCCGCATACAATTTTATAGGCGTATTCTTCCCATTTGCCAGTCCCTGCATAGGCAGTAAGCCACTTATGCGAAGCCCCTGTACCAAGAGCATTTGTTGCAAACTTTAAGGTGTATCCCGTAGGAATATTAGCAATAAGACGAACGATTAACACCCGATTGGCTTTCGCAGTTGCTCCCCAGTAAAAGCCACCCCGATCAGGTGAGGCAGTTCCTGTTGTCTTCACTTTAAGACAGTAACCGGAACTATTAGGATTACCGGAAATACCGGAGACACGCGTAACGGTTACATTGCCGTTGCCGGAATTATTATAAACAGAACAACTATTTGAACCGGATTTAAACGACGGGTCGCGATAAATCATCTTACCTTTAGACATTGCCAACGCCAACTCCGCACTATTGGCGGCGGCAGTAGCTTTTGTTCCGGCTGTACTAGCAGAGTTCGCGGCATTAGTGGCAGACGTTGCCGCTTGCGAGGCTTTGGTATTGACTTCTGTAACCTTAGTGGTAATACTACTGGCTGTCTGATTTATGCTACTTTCTTTCTGAGTGATCGTAGTCAACTTAGCCGCCGCACTGTCAGCAGAGTTTTTAGCATTCGTTGCAGAGCCAGCGGCAGCTGTAGCACTATTAGCCGCAGCAGTGGCTTTAGTCCCGGCTGTAGTAGCAGATGTAGCGGCGTTAGTGGCAGACGTTGCCGCCTCTGTAGCCTTTTTAGTTACTTCCGTTACTTTTGTCGAAATCTGGCTAGCGGTCTGATTGATGCTACTTTCCTTCTCTGTAATGGTAGTCAACTTGGCAGCAGCACTATCGGCAGAACTTTTAGCGTTCGTGGCAGAGCCAGCAGCGGCTGTAGCACTGTTAGCTGCGGCAGTAGCTTTTGTTCCGGCATTCGTTTCACTTGTTTTCGCATTGGTGGCAGACGTAGCGGCAGCGGTTGCTTTCGTCGTGGCGGTAGTTGCCGCGGTTGTTGCCTCTGTGACCTTCTTGTTTACCTCTGTCACTTTCGTAGCAATTTGCCCAGCTGTCTGAGTTATGCTACTTTCTTTGGTAGTCACTTCTTCCAGTACGGTTTCAGCACTTTCAGCGGCTTTTTGTGCAGCGGTAGCACTGTTTGCCGCAGCGGTAGCTTTTTGCCCCGCAGTTGTTGCGCTACCGGATGCGGCGGTAGCGGATGAAGCCGCAGCATTCGCTTTTGTTGTTGCTGTACTGGCTGAACTAGATGCACTCGTAGCGGAAGAAGCTGCGGCAGTAGCCTTTGTTGTCGCAGTAGATGCACTACCAGACGCAGCCGTCTCACTCTTCTTTGCATTGGTTGCTGCGGTAGTAGCCTCTGTTACCTTTGAACTGATAACACCCTCACGAATTTCAAACTGTGTTTCTACATTGGTAATACGTGTATCAACATCTTCCGGCGCAGGCGTCCAATCAGTAGCTTTATTGCCTAATTCCAGTTTAACATTGTCAAGATAAAGAGTAGTAGCAATACTAAACACAAATCCCAACAGACGGGAATTTTCGTTTGTATTGTTCTTGAATACGACACTATATCTTTTTTTCTCTGTACCAATTTGAACTGCACCGCCATACGTTGGATATGTATAATAATTAGCTCTAAAGTACAATGTACACGCTTTCAAAGCATAAGCATCAAACGATATAGTGTAATCACCAGCTACATTGAACGAATAAGGCGCAACGTACCAAGCAGTATTCCAAGAATTATTTAACTCCGCGGATGTCCTACCTTGCAACCCGACAATTTTTAATTCAGAGTTTTCAATAGATAAGGTGTAATTCTTATCTTGGGAACCCAGCCATTTAGATAAGGAGTTTTCAGAAAAATCAGAATTGGCAAGTAAATTACGCCCACCTACTTGAACGGAAGCAATGCTATCATTGATAAACTCCTCTACCTTCTTGCCCGATTTAAGAACAAAGGTACCTTTCAAATAAACATTTATTCCATAAAAGCCAATGCCGGATAAGACTCCAAATACCGCATCGGTTATGCCGCTCAGATTACCGGTGCGCGTTATTAATTTACCTGTGAGGGAAAAAGAGTTGATAGCATCATAATCGTCTCGATAAGGTGCCGTGTCGCCAACGGTACAATCAATCTGCGCTTTCTGACGGGCGGCAACGGTTCGGTTGCCAAGTACCGCTATATCGTCACCTGCTGCCGGAGTTGCGCTGCTTACTTCACAATCAGTTTTCGACAGATTGAAATATCCTTCACCAGCAGACGTGACAAGCCGCCAGTAACGCTTTATAGACTTCCCTGTAAATGTCTGACAAAGCACTTGATCACCCTGCACGAAATCGTCCGTGCTGTCATGCTCGCATTTCCAATAAGTCCCGCCGTCGGTAACCTTCACCAACTTTCCACCGGCTGCCGAACGAATAATCATACCACCCTGATGAACAATTTTTTGAACGACCAGTTCGAAAACGGAAAAGATCTTGCGAACAACTAAGTTATCAATCTCCATATTCCAGTCACCACCAAGGGTTTTATATATCTTCATACCCTCACCGGAGAATCCGGAAACGAAACTTTCAGATGATACGTAGTCCTTTACAACCGTACCCATTAGTGTAGCTACATGAGAAACACTTAGATCATACATGTCGGCAAGCGATTGAACCAGGAGGTTGAGAGTCGTAATTTTCTGCGAAATCGTAGCATTCTTACCGGATATGTTTTCTTTCGCGGTAACATTCTTACCGGATACAGTATTAGAGGCAGTGATATTTTCGCCCGCTACACTTTCGGATGCTAACACATTCTTCCCTGAAACGGTTTCAATGGCATCAAGCATATTCGCCGATACTGTACCTATTGCATCCACATTCTGAGCAGAAACAGTTTCAGAAGCTGATATATTTTGCCCTGAGATACTCTCAGAAGCCGTAACATTTTTACTTGAAACAGTTTCCGTAACATCTACACTTTGAGCAGATACACCGCCAGATGCTTCAATTATATCGGTCTGTATTCCATTTTCTACATATAATCCGCCTAGCAGCTTCAGCAGATGCTTTGTCTCATCCGGTCCTGTCTTAGATAAGAAGTACTTCTTCAGTTCCTCAATATCTATAGTTTTATCCTTCAGCCCTTCATTCAAAAATGCGAGCACTGCCGCTACATGACGGTTGGAGACACTGTTCTTAAGTATCGCTTTGTCTATATAGTCAATTAGCTGGTCAATTACTTCCTGTTGCTGTGTCATATCAGTTAAATTCGGGTGTGAATTGTTCGGTATGTATGCGCGGGGATCCGAAATCATCATCCAGGAGTGATCCGGTATGATGGTGTTCTGACTCTGCAAAACGCAATGTTAACTTGATGCTTTCCGGAGTGGTGGCACGTGCGGCGGATGCCAGGTTATCAGCCGTAGTGATAACCTTGATATTGCGGCCATCCAGTCCCAGGATCTTGATATCATCTGACGATAGCATATCTATAAGATATACGAGTTCTTCCGGTGATCGATATCCGGAGTCTACTTTTAATGTGTCGGTACCGGATTGGCGTTCACGGGCTTCTACATAATCATCCACCAATTCATCATATACGAAGTATGTTTCTTCGTCCGCTGCCTTGTGCTCGATGGAACCGATACCGGTGACCTCGATACGTTCGTAGGCTCCGTAGGAGTTCAGGAATTGAAGCAGATAACGTTCCCGCGAGACAGTTCCCGGAGTGATCACAATCGTACAGGCTTTTGTCTCTCCGGAATAAATATCAAAGACGGATGCCAGGACATGACTCGTTTCAAACAGATTCTTCCGGAGGCGGTACAAGTTGAGTGCGACAGGATCTCCGGTTGTGCCGGGTAGGGGAGTGGCAATCCCTGCAGCTACAACTTTCAGTTCTGCATCAGGGTAGATAAAGGGGATTGGCAACAGTTCCGTTTCTCGGATAGTGAAAAGGCGCCCGGTTCCGCGGGTAGTCTGGAAAAAGTTTCCTTTTGAGTTGAGCAGCTTCCAGGTGAAGATATTACTGTTTTCATCATTCAGCCGGCGAAGTGTCCGTTTACTGACTCCGCCGATCAGAGCTTTTAATGTCAGCGTCACTTCTCCACCTTCAGTATTAGTGACTGTGATGGTGATATCTTTAGCGCTACCGGTGGCACTGATCAGCACGTCAACAGATTCATTATATAAAGTAGCCGGTTGCACGATGGCGGCAAGTATATCTTGTATGAAGATGGAGAAATCCCCCTCACCGCTGCCGGTATAAACAATATTATTTCCTTCCTTGATAACATAAGTGGCCAAAGAGGTGGTATTGACAGACAACTTGATAGGGTTCCCGGTCAGTGCCATGGTTGCAGGGTATATATTAGCGGTTAGACTCATAACGGGGTATAGGTTGATAAGACAATATTTCCGGATACGGATACCGTACAGCTACAATAAGTAATCAGGAACACATCACGTTCCGGGGTCGGTGTTGTGATGAACGCGAACAGGTCGTCGGCCATGGCGATATTGTTTCCCGAATACCGGCGATAAGCAGTCAGTAACACATCCGTATTACTGACCTGCATGGCTGTTATGTTTTTGCTGTTAATCATGGTGCAAAGATGAGAACTGAAGGCGGAGACTAAAAGGACAACTTAAATATGGTCTGCCTTGATCCATAGATTGTATTTGAATTCAAAATGTACACCTCCGTACTCCTTTTCTTCATAGATGGGGATCCCCTGGCTGGTGTAGTTTTTGACCACTCTGATTTTATAATATAGGTCGAAACTGTAGTTTACCTGCTTGATGAAATGAGTTCGTGTATTATCGTAATCGTCTTTGGTCGGTACGGTGAAAGGTATCTCAACATCGGAGGTTTCGTCGCTGACTTCATTCTTTCGGTTGACACCGATCCAGGTTGCTGGTGGTTTGACTGCAGTCTGCCATTGCCGTATCTGCTCGCCGCAAACAGAATTATATACTGATTCCCGGTTATTAAAGAGGACCCATTTATAAAGCTGCGCTATAGTATGAATGCCTTGTTCCTTATCAAGATCATAAGGCTTGAGTAATTTGATAGTCCGTAAATTTACGGTAGCCGGCAAACTGAAATGCAGCGGTAGCTGATACCTCTGTGTATCGACTAAAAGCCGTTGGCCATCAAAAGCGACAGGGGTACTGAAATCAGCATTCAAGAGCTGCTTGTGTTCCAGGTGTAATTTGGCTTCAATAGTGTGGTTAGCATGTCTCAGAATCGCATCGTAGCCTTTCCAGAAGCGGTTGAATAATCCGTTTTCTCCGACGAATGTCATCGAGATATCATAGGTGTGTCCGTTCTTGTCAACAACCTGGCCGTTGGGTCCATAACATCGGGGACTACCACAGGGGCGTGCTGTTGGCAGGGAGAAGCAAAAACAGAGTGGAGATGTGTTTTCTGACTTCTCCGAGAGGTTTACATCAGAGCTTGAGATATTGGTATACCGGTGGATCTTGTTGAATAGATAGGCAGGGCATTCATAGTTGTTATCCGGATCCTCCCACTTAATAGGTAGGCATTCGTCTACGGATGAGATATCTTCGTAGTCTATGTTAGACTCCTTATCCCAGGGAAAGAAGTCTAATGATACTACTTCAAGCTTCTGTGTGCGAAGGTTACGCACGCAATAAGTACCATCCCTGTTGGTATAGCTCAGATATCCGTCCTTCCGGTCTCCGACAATATGCCCGTATGGTTTGAGGAACTTATCAAGGGAGTCGGCTGCAGGAGAAGCGACTAACAGCGGATATGGGCCACTGATCGAAGTTGCTGCAGACAATTTCAATTGTTTGGGGGTATTGTAATTCATGATAGGTTCGGCAGCCTTTAGTTTAGACCAGTCTTGTGAAGCCGGAGAAGTGATAATGTCCTTGATGAACCTGAGCCGTACAGTCTTTGTCTTTCCATTGACGAAATAGACCATTCCAAAGCGGCAGTAAAGCGCCTGCAGGAATTCGTTTATCGTGCAATCCGGCATGAGGTCCGAATAGTCGATAAACCCTTTGACACAACAGTCTGCAGCATTGTTAAGTACAACCAGACGTGCGAGCTGCGGGTGTGTGGTGAATGGGTTCTCTGTGACACGATATCCAAAAGTGCTGAAGATATAATCAAGCAGCCAGGACACTTTCAGAAAAGGAGTGATCCCGTAACCGATGGGTACTGAAGTGGCGACAGCTTCACTGTTCATCAGATAAGTTTCTGTCCGGGCGGCACCGTTTAATTTGTATTTTTCACCTTCTTTGATGATAGAGTTTAGGTATTCCGGATAATAAACGTCTGCATCATTTTCTTTGGTTCCCGGTATGGCTACGCAGATCTGGAAGACATGGAACGGAGTATCTGTCTTTCGGTCATTCATAATATCATCGAGGTAGGCGATAACGTCTTCAACTCCATTTTCCGGACTATACTTCGGTAGCCCTTCAAAAGATCGCAGGGTTACGGAGTTCCAGATATTGTAGATTTCGGACTCGTCAAAGCCGATATTCGAGACAATGCCGGTACTATGCGAGGCTTGCGTGATATTCATTTTTCCGATCCGGTGGTAGATGCCATCGGACACGGTGACCCGTGCGTCTTCAACCGGTGCCTGATCAGTGTCCAGACGGTTGATATGATTAATCAGGCGAAGGTTATTTTTTGATGTCGGTATTGTGGTGGCGATGGATTGCGATCCCTGGTCATTGAATACAGGTGAAGTATCTTCGATTTCAATATTGAAATCAGAAGGCAGGTCGAAAGTTCCAGATTGAGTAGTGATCTTTACTGACATGGCTATTTGTTTTGTTTGGTAAATGCTTTTTTTGATTTTCGGTCCAGTTCTTCAGCGTCTCGCAGATCCCGGAGTACAACGTAGGCTTTCAGATGTTTCAAAGTGGCAATAAGTGAGCGCAGCTCTGCGATCAGTTGGTTGATCTTACCTTCATCTTGAGAGGTTGTTTCCGGGGTAGGTGAGGAGATAGCATTGTAGGATCCTGTCTCTACCGGTGTGTAGTTTCCAGCAGCTCGTTGCGGTACCCGACCGCTCCGCGCATCTTGGATCGCATCGATTACCAGCGGATAATTAACATGCTTCTGCAGACGGGCGAGATCTTCCGCATTGATAATAAGTTCGTCTCCACGCTCTGAAATCAGAGCCGTCCGGTGCACAATACCGGTAGGAGCCGGACCGATATAAGGCACATCCCGATAGGTTTTTCCATCTTCTTCACCGATAACGTCATAGTTACCGGATGCCCACTGTCTAACGGTCACGTTGGCGGTTGGACTCTTGTTTTCGGTATCAGAAGCGGAACTGGAACTTTTCTTTCCACCGATCAGGGCTTTCAATCCGGCACGAGCTGCAGCTATCGTTCCGCCGATAACAGCAGCTAGGGCCGCACCGGTTGCGATACCTAAGAAACCTTTGCTACCTATTTCACGGGCTTGGGCTTCTGCGATGGTGGTGATACCGATACCGGTTAATCGTATCAGTTCTGCGTCGATCATGGTGGTTAGTACATCAAAGACGATATCGACCATAGAGTCACCGAAGTTTGCCAAGGCGTTTTCCTGTCCGGCAATGACGTTGCCTATTGCTTCTCCGAAACTGTTGGCATACTGCATCATGGCGGTGTGCTGTTGTTTACCGCTATTCAGTTGTTTTTTTGCAAGATCTGCAGCGATCTTTGCTTCTCTGTCGGCTGCCTTTTTCCGTTCGCTAAGTTCTTCCTGGATACATTTCATTTTGAAGTCTAAAAGTTGCTCTTCGATGCTTTTCCTGGCATCGGCATCCATTCCGGCAATCTCAAGAGAACGTTGCAGGTGCATGATGGCCAGTTGTTCTTTTGCATCTTCGTAATCCTTTTCAGTCTTCAGGTTTTCGTCACTTTGGGAGATGAAGAGTTCTTTCAGATCACGTTGCTGTTTTTCATAAAGCGCCTGTTCCTCTTCGATGGCCAGATCAACAGCTTTTTTACGCTCCTGGATCTGTATATCTCCGAGTTGCTTTTCAGCGTCGGCAGCTTCCGAAGTTCCTTTACCAGCGATATTGATAATTCGTTTGAAATGTTCTTTTTTCAGATCCAGCATTTTGGTTTCATACTGTTTCTCGGTTTTCAGTTCTTTGCTGTGTCCTTCCGCATATATTTTCTTGATATCTGCCTGTTGTTTATCATAGAGTATCTTTTCTTTTTCCAGAGCGGCTTTGCGGGCTTTTTCTGCTTTCTTTTCGTCTGGATCTGTTTTCGGTTTGGCGGTAGGGGTTATTACGACTTCTGGTAAGACATTAACGGGATCTAGTTTCTTTTTCTGGGGGGTACCGATAAACGGGTTCATCTCTTTTTTTGTATTGTTAACCCGTTTGACCATCTCTTCTATTTTCTCTACATAATCTTCTATTTCATCTTCGAGGTCATTTACTGGCAAATAGCGACCTTTAAAGTTTTTGGTTCTTAAAACCTCCATAATAGAGGCAGTAGTTTCTTTTACTGAATGACCGCTTTCTATATATTTATCGACTGTAGTAGTGAGTCCCTGTAACAAAGGATTTAGTTCTGATTCTGGTAACTCCTTTGCCAGTATCTCGCGTATGTCATTCATCTGCTTTATTCTTCCTTCAAGAGTATCGCTATGTATAAAATCGATCTTTTCCTGAAGGGCTTTTTGAGCAAAGTTTTGACTCATGGCTTTATTGATATCCCGGTATGCCTGTTCAATATCTTTCAGAGTACTGTATTCGTTCAACAGATTAGGGAGATACTGCCCGTATTTAGTATTGATTTCCTCGATGAGTTCTTTGCGACGTTGGGTTTTATCGGCTGCTGACTTGGTAGTATCAATTAATACTCTCAAGTGTCGGCGCTCTTCCTCACTTTGTTCCAAAAATGATTTAACAGCTTCCTTGGCGTCATTCGTACGGGTAGCAAACTTGTAGATAGCCATACCCGCACCGACAACTAAAGAGGCTATTAATCCGAACAGGTTGCCTTTCATGGCAGTGTTCAAGGCTTTAAAGGCAGCAACGGCCAATTTTATATTTCCTGTTAGGGCATATTTTGCCATGGATAAAGCCAGTGTTCCGGCTAATAGAGCTTTTTGGCGGATAATTGTCAACTGATCCGTTGCCAAACTTGCCAGTTTCGCTTCCCGGAGTTTGTTTTCATAAAATGCCGCTAACTTATTAGCGGTGTAGTATGTCGCAATGAGAGTAGTCAGAACCGAAATCGTTCCCATATTCCGGGTGATGAAGTCTACCAGTTTGATAAACTTGCTTCCCCAACTCACAACACCGTTGATAGACTGGACAATAGCCGGGTTCAACTTCTCCATCAAGGCAATACCCATTTCATTCATCTTATTTTTAGCCTGGTCAAGTTTGGCTGCTGCTGTCGCTGATTTAATGGCTGCTTGGTCAACGGCAACAGTCGTACCGGTGACGGCTTCGGTGTAGTATTTCACCTTTTCGGCCTCGTTGATCAGCACACTGGCAACATTATAACCTTCCTCGCCGAACTGTTTTTTTATCTGCGCGGCAGAGAGCTGCTTTTGTTGTAGGTTGTTGAGTGCTGTTTCCAATCCTACTATTTTGGGATTGGTTTCGTCAGCCCCGGTTTGCAGAGTCAAGAAGAACTTTTTCAGCCCGGTACCGGCAATCTCATCTTTGATGCCTTTTTCGGCCAATGTCTCAATGGTACCGACTAATTGCTCTATGGGGATATTGGCGGAAGAAGCGGCAACACCGGACTTTGTGACAGCTTCAGTAACGGATTCAACACCGGCGGCGCCAAACTTGGAACCGGCGGCCATAACATTAGCATATCTTCCCGCTTGGTCTGCACCATCTCCGTATTGGTTGAGTGATAAGGTTACAGCGTCAACGGCATCTTTCAAGGTCATTCCGGATGCGGATGCCAGGATAAGCGTTTGTTTAGTCACTTCTGCCAGTGCTTCTTTGTCTTCTAACAGCTCCGGTTTGGCGGAACCTACCAATTTATAAGCATCCAGTATCTCAGTTGCAGACTGCCGGATCCGGATGCCGCTTTCGTCCATAGCGGTAGATAATCTTTTCGCTTCCTGTTCCAGCCAGTTGACGCTGGCGTCATCCAGCCCGGTCAAAGCCTTTACGTCGGCTTTGGCTTCTTCACGCTGGTTGCGCTTTTCCCGGAGTTGGTTTAGTTTGAGGGTTACGCCGGTAATGGCGGCAATACCTGCCGTTACGACAGCGGCATATTTATTAAAGATGCCGATAGCTTTGCCGAAGGTCGTTCCTTGACATCCGACCTCTACACGCATCGCACTTTGCGCCCGGGTGAGTGCCTCAGTCACCCGGCGGTTTTGTTCCAGGGCGGCAGTGTACTGTGTTGTGCCCGGCACTGCATCACGTAGCTGTTTGCGGACTTGTGATTGTACGGCAATCAGTTCGTTATAAGTGGCTCCAGAAAGATTATTCAGTACCCGTTCCGTTTCTTCAACTTTGGCTCGGTAGTTCTGCAGGGTTCGGTTTTTGGCTTCCAGTTCTTTCTTTAATTTCCTGCTTTTGCTTTCGTAATTAGCTTCGCTTTTGCTGAGGTTGGCGAGCTTTTCCTCTAACTTCTGAATAGCTGCTTCAACGGTGGCAGCTCCTTGAGCTGCAGGGGTGCCGTCGATATAGATTTTAATGCTGCGGTTTAGGTCATTTGCCATAGGTTAGGTCATTTATCAATGAAAATTCGAGTTGCATCAATTAACATGGTATCAAAATATCTTAATACGATATCGGAGAGCTCGGGAAGACGGTTCTTGATAACCGGATCAAACCATTCAAAAGCGTTGCGGCTACCAGTGCCTAACTTTCCTTTAGATACAGGATTTGTGTGACGGACAATTCCAGTATCAATTTCGATACCGTTGATTTTTTTTAGTTTAGTCCATTTTGAACCGATAAGGCCCCCATAACCTTTTCCGGCACCTTTGTGGATATATATTCCGTGGCGAGGAAAAGAAAAACCAAGCCGATTGATAATGCCATAGTCATCAGTATAAGCTTTTGGGATTAATTCGCGGGCAACACGCATACTTCTGGAAATGACTCCTGCACGGAGTTGCATAGAAACGGAGTTTTGCCAAGCGATAACTGCATTATTATATTCAGTAACCCGCTTAGCATCTTGAGCCATGGAATAGCGCTCTATTTCCGAAAATGTTTCAATCCGTATTAATCTGGAAGTATTTTTCCCAAGTAATTTCTCTTGCTTTTTTACTGCTGCATTATATCTTTTAGCTTCATTGTAAGCATCATATGCATTTTTTATTTGTCCCATAGCTGCTATTTATTCCAGAAAGTTTCGTCAATTAAAAAGTCTTCAGCTTCATGTAGGGTGAAAGTGAGCATACAGCCGTAGAAGTTATCACCTATCGGGCCGATACCGTTGATTTGCGTATTGCGGTCGATGGCATAAGAGAACTGCGGATCCTGGAATAATACGTTCCGGATTTGTTTGCATACAGGGCGGCATTCTTCAAAAGCGGCAGTGATGGTTTGAGGTCGGTCGGAAATTGTGTTCTTGGCGACGATGAAACTATACTGCAGGGTATCGTTTAAGCCGTCGCCTCCATTGTCCCGGGAATCCGATTCGTAGCCATTGACAGCGATCAGGATCATACCGGTTACACTGGATAACTTATCATCCAGGTTATACAGGTCTTCCAGTCCGAAGGCTTCAAAGAAACGGGGCTTTTCGGGTGTGTGACCGATAGACTTCAGCCGGATGGCGAGCTGTTCGCCGTATGAAAAGTGATTGTAGATGTCCATAACAACACAAGGGTTTTAGGTTATGGACACAAAAATAGCCCGCACGGGGCGGGCTATAAAGGACAAATATTTAGCGGATTATTAGTCCGGCATTATCATGACCAGGAACAAGATAACAACGACTATACTCCAAACCATTTTCCAAAAAAATGATTTGGTGGTTTTGATCACACCGATACCGATGGTGACGATCCCGGATAAAGCTAATATAGTTATCATCATGTTTCCTCCTTTTCTTCAGGCAGCAAGATACGAATTAATTCGGATAATCTGGCCGCTGCGAGTTGTTTTTCATCCATGGGGGTCGTTGGATCCAGTAGGGTGCTAATAAGTCGGAGAGCTTCTTTGCGATTCATACTGCACCTCCTTCCGGGATAAAGGTTGAAATCATGTCTTGCATACATAATAATTCTTGTGCAAGTTTGAGACGTTCTTCAGCGTTGCCGTAGCATTCACCGTTAACGACACAGTACAGAGCTTTGCGTAGGGTGGTGTTCCATAATTCTGCGCCACCGGTTTGCAGCCCGTTGACACACTCGACGACTTCCGGAGTGAGGGTTATGTTATTCGCCATGTTCGCCTCCTTTCTTGTTTTGGCGTACTTTGTAAAGGCAATAGGCGGTAACCAGGAAGCACGGCGGGAAGACAAATCCGGTGCAGATAGAGAAGATAACCGCAACATACCAGCGGTCAATGTCGGTTTTCACTTCGCAGTCGGTTAGACTGCGGAAATAACGCTCTTGGAGCGTGTTTACGTTCTGCGTGGAGCGGAACGAGGGCACGAAAGATTCAGTGCCGGGGAGTTGATTTTTCATTTTTCACGTGTTTAGCGATTATAGTACAGAGACGGCTGCACATTCCCCGTCGCTAAACACGTGAAATCACTCCGAGGAGCAAAAACACAAGGAAGGCAGCCGCTATATTTTTCATACACTTTAATTAGTATGAAACAAAAATGGCATAAAAAAGCCCGCAAATTTATTGTGAGCAAAATCCGTTGCTCTCGGTTTGTGATTAATATCACGTGTTTAGCACTGCAAAGATGGGGATAATAATTGTAATAACCAAGAAAGCTAAAAAGAATCATATCGGATATGATATTATATTTGTTTCACGGAATCACGTTCATCCGGATGGGAAGTTTTATGCCCGTTGTGAAACATAACTAAAAGAAAAAACGAAGCACAGTAGCTCCGTTTTTTCTTTATTATAATAGCTTCTCCATGTCCTCTTTATATTTAATGAGACGCTTTTCGGCATTGTTTGCTACACCTTTTTTGTCCATACGAATAGCCTTCTCGTAAGATTTAATAGAATTACGAATATTGTCTTTTAGCCTTCGTAATGCTACTGCATCTTTTTCAGAATTAGGCTTAACTGTATCTGTTCGATTATATAGTTCTTCCATCCAAATAGGAATCTCTACAGGTGTCTGCAACTTTTTAGCTTTTGCTTCTTGATCCGCTATTTCTTTTAAACGCGCATCTTCCTCACGTCTAAGTTCTTCATTAGTTGGAGTATAGTATATACGCAGTGTCACAAACAATGCATCAGAGAATTCCGAAGTATAATCTCTACCAGAGTCTATAATATATACTTTCTTGATGAGATTTCTGTTGATGAGCTTTGTCACTTCTTCTGAGTCATATGCAGGAACATAGCCTAATCTTTTACGGTCATAGACAACCTTTACAGCAAAACGGTCATAAGGATTATCGGGCTCTTTTATTAAACTAATATCACATAGTATATCTAAACTGTTTATAGTGTCTTTAGCTAATTGAGTCCGATAATGAATTCCTGCTATATTAAACTCAATGCTTCTATACTCATTATATTCACCATTATTGATTTTATCATATTCACGTTTTATGTCTTCCTCATGTTGTAGTTTCCAATTATTGTAGGCTACTTCTGCTTTTGACTCTTTCTCTATAGACTCCTCCAGTTCTTGTTCAACTTTGCCCAAATTCTTACGTCCAGCAAACATGATAATTATAATAAAAATCACAATTGCAATTAATAATATTCCCATGACAATAGCTTCTTAAATGCTAAAATGTATATGCCAATCCGCCACCGATTCCGTTAGAGAATAAACGTAAACTTCGTCCGGCTTTCATCTTGTAGTTGATAGAAACTAACTCACAGCATATTGCAGCTACTGCGCATACACCAGCACCAACATAGCATGCTGTTCTTGTACTATTTTTCTTCATTTTGAAGTATGGTTCTTCTTTAATTATCTCTACTTTATCATCAAGAAAAGATGCTGCTATAGCTAATCCGGTTCCTACTCCGGCAAGCCCTATCGCCGCATACTGATACTTTGCCGACTTTTCAAGATAAATACCAGCTTCTTTGACTACATTCGATCTTCTTCTACTCTCTGTTACACTTTGACTACTTTGGGCCTTTTCTTTGTTAGCCCATTTCTCCAACTCTTTGTTTTGTGCAGATACAAAGATAGTTACGGCGAATAATAACGCCATTGTAATAGTGATTTTCTTCATGTTCATTATTTGTATTAGTAAAATCGTTGCAATGTCGAAATAAAATAAGGCATGAATAACCTTTTAAGATTTAATACGACTTATAATATTACTAACATCGTTAAAGTCTTCATTACATATTTTATTGAGATCCATTATTTTATACAAGGCTTTTCCTATACAACTTAATTCAATATTACCAATTTCCTCTCCAAGATCAATTCTTCCAGTTGCTATTGTTATATCTAAACGTACGAGATCTTTAACAGCATGATATATTTCCATACCTTTCATGTCGGTATTTCGGTTAATTTTATTTTTCCAACCATATGCAGGCAAAGAGGTATGATTATATATATATTTAATTAAGCATAAGTGGGTATAGGATAATTGGGATATAGTCCGTTGTAAGTGTAATGCATTTGAATAATCAACTTCTGGGCAGAATGCCAAATTTCCAAAGAAATATCCGTAAAATTCAGTTTTCTTTTGTTCTGTATCATTAATAGCATTCTTGAATATTGCCTCAATAATATCATCTGCTTTTGAATAATTGGTATCTGATCTTAAAAATAGATTATCATTTCTTAGTGGTATACCACGTTGAACATTTTCATTTATTTTGCTTACTGCGGCTTTATATGATATTCCTAATCGTTCCACTTCTCTTTTGGTTAGATTTTTATGGAACATATCAGGTATGATTACATCAAATGCCTTTGTAAATAATGGTTGTACTACTGCTGCCAACATTGTACCTTCAGGACTACCGTTAGATGCTAGAACAATTCCTGCAGATGCTAAAGCACTCATTATTTCGCTTTTAATCATTGTGATATCTTTTTAGGGGTTACTTGAAAACATTTAGTATTTCGTTTGCTTCGGTATATTTGAATTGAGTTTCACCGATTTCTTTTAAATAGGGTTCAAATGCCTTGTTTAATTCATCAATACATTGCTGGTGATAGGTTTCATTTCCTCCAGAGAGGACTTTTTTGAATAGATCAGATTCTAAGACAGCTCGATACAAAATCTCTTTAGCTTTGTCATTTAGATCTGCTGCCTTGGCAACAACAAAATCTTTCTTCCAATTATTGCTAATATTTACGTCTCCTTTAGAACGCACATTAACTGATATCTCTACGATGACAGAGAGTAAAGACCAGGCTATCAATGTAGTCATAAGGCAATAAATGAGGATAGAGAGACCAGTCCAGTTAATGCCCTTTACCCCATAGATCTCACCATCAGAATACATCTTCCACCCAATACAAGAAGTGAAGAATACAATAATAGATGCAATAATACCCAATACAAGTACTACTTTTGCCATTGTAGCCAGCGTGCTTTCTGCTGCAGTTAATTTTTCTTTTGTTACCATAATATTAGATTGTTACTATTTTTAAAGGCCTCCCTGTTCGCTTAATAATTGCATTTCATATTCTGCAAATAGGTCAGACTGAATTAATTTAATATAAGAAATCATTCTTGGATCGTTAAATCTATATACTCCCTTTCCTAATCTTTTCAATAGTTTAGAAGTATCTGAAGCTACGATCTTACTTAAAAAGTTATTCAATGTTCCTTGAGTAATATTTTCTTTAAAGATTCGGCTATATTCTTTTCTTATTTCTGCACTTCGGATAAATTCATCATTACATAGAGAGATTGCATATAATATTTTTCGATATTTATCAATTGTTGAAGCTGAAAAAGAACTGATAGCATCTTTATAAGAAGTGCTTAAAGTATCAACACATTCATCGACTGATTTCTCTATAGCTCTATTAACATCTGGTAAATCAATGTATGGTTGATTATTAATAATAGCTTCTTCGGAAGCCTTTAAGGCTATCAGATGGGTGAAATGTGCATATCCAGAACTTAAAACACATATTCTTCTTCTTGATTCTCTGGAAAATTCAATACCTAACTTTTGTTCGCCATCAACTATTATTCTGAATAATTCTTCATTTTGCATTTTTTGCAGTTTGATTTCTTTCAAACATCTTTGAACAGAAGGATGTCCTTGCGTTAGTTTAGAGGATGTTTCTGCAATGCCAACGATAAATAATTTTATATCGGAGTTATAATCACTTAATAGTTTGACTAATTCTGCTATTTTAAATTTATCAGATTCTTCTTTTATAGAGTCAAATTCGTCAATGAGAAATAGTACATTAGCATCTTTTATTTTTTCAGCAACCCATGATGGAGAGTTTAGTCTATCCTCATAGCCTGATAATTCGCGAGATGTTTCAAAAGCGGCTCCACTAAAACCAATCTCTGTTCTTTTACTATTTCTACTTTCCAAGGGGTTTACTCCAACAAAAATTAGAACCTTTTCTACTATGGTTTTAAAATTGTCGGTTTTAGAGCATTTTTTTGATATTAAATGTTTATTTGTTATATTGACTATTTGTTTTGATGTTACGTTAGCCAAAGAACTTTTTCCGACGCCACGTTCACCGAATAATAGAACATGCTGGCCTGGGGTATTTAGGGTTGATAGGATTTGGCGAACTTCAACAGTTCTTCCTTTGAATAAACTAATATCATTAATGGGGGTATGTGGTGTAAAAACACGTCTCACGCCACTTTTTTCGATAATTCTTTCATCCTCTAAAAATGTTTCATCCGAAATATAATTATCCATGATCTATGTTTTGCGTTAGGTAATAATGAAGAATCCCTTATCAGGATATGTCCAAAGGTATAGTATAAACCTTAATCCGATTTTACGGATTATATCTTGGGAAGGGGTTCATGTTAGATTAACAGTGTTTGTACTATGTTTATTGGACGCTACAAATGTGAAATTTTTAATTTATATATCAAAATAAAAGCGGAGTTTTTTACACTCCGCTTTTCAATAATAAATTGTATGATTAGAAGTTTGCCACCTCATAATATTTAAAGAAGTAATACATAGCGACTTTGTGCCATTTGGTTAGATCCTTATCTCCGGAGAGAACAGAAGACACAGTGCATTTGTCAATGCCGGTGTAGTTACTCAGATGCTTGGCTTTTAAGCCAAGTTTATCCATACGTCCTTTGATCCAGTCAACGGTAATGTTGTCGATATCCTTACGGTCAAAGTTTACAGCGGATACAGTCAGCTTCCAGTCTTCGGGGATCTCTCCCTTAAACATCTCACGTACGCGTTCGGTCAGTTCCTTTTTAGAGAGAAACTTGTCATTTACCAGGTCCTTTTGTTCGGCACGAACAATCAGGCGTCCTTCTGAGTAGGAGACGATTTCAATAACGATGTGCCCGTAGCGGCGGTACTGCTTTGCGAACTCTTCGAGCCGCTTTTTAACCTCTGCAGTGAGAGGAAGTAAATCTAAATTCTTCATGTTACATCAATTTACGATTTGACAATCGGGTTAATATTCATTTTAAAAGGTGGGGGAATTATCCCCCACCAGAATCACAATTTGATAAGTTCCAACTTCTTTATGTCGAAAATGGCAATCTGCTTATTTTCACGCCCGAATTGCTTCGCTTCTTCAAGGTTGGTGAAAATCCGGACACTGTCAAAATAGAACTGTTCGTTCTCTTCATTCAGCCATCCGCCGACTTTCTTTTCGTGCACTAAAGCATGGTTAAGAACTCTTTCCAGTCCTTCTTCTCCGAAACTGTCTTGTGTTTCGAGGTAGGCGACTGAAATACCTTTTGTGACCTTTTTTAAGGTTGTCAGGTCAACCGTGAACCCTGTAGGGTTCGCCTTGGCTATCTCGAGAATAGCCGAGATTAATTGTTCCAT